GGGGATGGAACCGAACGAAGGGAAATAAGGTTGTCTTTTGGAGGGATAACTGGTGGTCTAACCTTTGTTAATATTCCATATTATATTGTTACATTCCAACCACCCGTGCCTCCTTCGGTATTTTGTGGTCTTGTATCTGGGTCAAACTATCTCACAAGCACAACACAGACAGAATCATATGACAGATTTGCTTTCTTATATGCTACCGGCACAACAACCGAAAATTATACTTTGATGGGTGGGGGACAAAATCCTGATGGAAATGTTGCGAATGTATTTCCACTCGGATATTTTAGTGGTGCTGACACCGCACCTCAGGCGAATCCAATATCGCTGTTTGCGCCAAATGATTTTACTGGAATAATGCATTTGAATGGGGTTGATCCCATAAAACTTATGCGTATTAATCCAGTAAATGATGCGTTTGTTGATATGATTTTTATGAATTTTGACAAACATTCTATTGGTTTTGATTCGCGATACGATGTCCCAAATACATGGGAGGATGACAATCCCGATGATCCAGTACGCTTTTTAGATGGGCAAGGTAAAACTAAACTATTTGTAGATGTTATCGACGCAAGTGGTATTCCACCACATTTCCGTACAACTCAGGAATTTGATTTTGGCATAGGTCCAAGACGACTTTTCTTTTCGGGATATACTATTATAAATGACGCTGGACAAGTTTCAGTAAATGGTTGGTTTAACATGAGTGCAATACAGGATCCCACTAAACGCTATGATGCCAGATTCACACCAATGGGTTTTCATTTAGATTTTGCACACAAGATGTATGGTCTAATGACTGGAAATACCGCATCTCCTACACCAACAGGCACAGTAAGAGGTTTGGCAACACTTATAGGTTTGACGGGTGGGCATACTTTCCGCCATTACACCACAATAGGTGAAACCGGATCAATGGTCGAAAAACATGTTAATTTTGGCACCGAGGGTGGTATTACGGGAATAAGAAATAACTTTAAATATGGAATCGTTCAATTTGGTCAAAAGGCCAATGTACAAGGCACAATAATAAATTCTAATGGGGAATCAACCTCAACCACAGCATCAAGTAGTGGTTTTGTTTTTGAAAAACAACCAGGAACATCTCCATATGCAGCATCACTTGGTGGATCTAATGATGAAATCAACATAGCCATTGTTGATGCTGCTGGAAAATTTGGTCCCAAAAATAGTATTTTGGAACGATTTGAACTTCTATCAAAAGCAGTTGATGCAAAAAATGCGGATAATCAATCCATCTATTACAAGGATTACATCAATAATAATTCAAAATATCTGTATATGACTAGAGCATTTGATCTAGTTGGCGGAAATGGAGATTATGCATCAAGGGCAGACACAGCGTTCGGTGATATAACTTATCAATATCTTGGAGCAGATGGCGTTACTTTTACCAAGAATAGCAACTATGATACCACACTTCTATATGGCGAGTCTGGTACCACTGCCCCCTCAATAGAAGAACTATCAAAAGCATATTCTATGTTTGCTGATGATGATAATGCCGTCGATGTTTTATTCATACCAGAACTTTATATGGATATTTCTTCTGAATCTAGTGATACTACATTAGAATCATCGGTATATGATAATGTCATTAATAGAAGAAAAGATACTATTTTGATATTGCCAACACCGAAACCAACAATAAACCAACACCCATCATTAGTTGCAAATAATGCGATATCTTTTAGAAAATCTACATTAACCATTCCATCGAACTCATATACAGTTCTTGTTACTGGTCGTAAAGTTTTCTTTGATACCTTCAACAATCAGTTGAGAAAAATGTCTCTCTCGTCAGATGTTGCTGGAATTCTTTGCGCCCAAGAAATTCCTTGGGAATCACCCGCAGGATTCTCAAGAGGCTTTATCCGAAATGCTGTAAAGTTGGAAACAAATTTCTCCAAGTCCGACCGCGACGAACTCTACAAGAATGGAATCAACTTCTTTGTTCAGTTCAACGATGGCTCAGGAACAGTTCTTTACAGCGACAAGACCATGTTGACAAAGCCAAGTGCATTTGACCGCATCAATGTTCGTAGAGTGTTTATTGCTCTTGAGAAGGCTATTGCTAAAGCGGCCAAGTATTCTCTCTTTGAATTCAATGACGAGTTTACTCGCTCCCAATTCCGCAATCTTGTAACACCATTCCTTTCAAGTGTTCAAGCACAGCGCGGTATTGCTGATTTCAAGGTTATTTGTGATGAAACGAACAATACATCGCAAGTAATCGACAACAATCAGTTTGTTGCAGACATTTATATCAAGCCATTGAAGTCTATCAACTTTATTCAGTTGAACTTCGTTGCTGTGAAAAGTGATTTCAATCTAACAACAACGGAATAAATATCCTCAAAGGGAGTAATCAAAAATGAATATCAAAAGATTTGCCAATGCAATGCAAGGAGCGGGAGTCAAGCCCTCGCTCTTTGAAGTCCAAGGAAGAATCGGTGGAACAGAAAGTTCATTGACTCCATTTCTTGTAAAATCTGCGTCTTTGCCAGGAACTCAGTTGGGAACCATCGAAATTCCATATCGCGGAAGAAGGATCAAAGTTCCTGGAGATAGAGTGTTTGGTGATTGGAGCATCACAATCATCAATGATAATAAGTTCCAACTTCGCAACCTATTCGAACTTTGGGTCAACAACATTCAATCCATGGAAAGAAATGTTGCGGAAAATGAGTTTACCAATCTTAGCGGTCCTGTCTTTCAAGATTGGACGGTCAATCAGTTGGATCGTGCAGGAAAGCCAGTTAAGGCATATAGATTGATTGGTTGCTTCCCAACTGACATTTCTGCAATCGATCTTTCATACGAAGCAACAGATCAGATTGAAGAGTTCAGCGTTACCCTTGCATATTCGTACTTCACATCGAATGTTGGAACACCAGATGCATCTCAGTTCCCTGGACTCACCCCCCTAACTCCAGGATCGAATGCTTAAAAATATCAGTTTGGAGAGATGAATGGCTTTTGAACTTTTTGGTTGGTCGCTCGGTAGAGCGGGTGAAAGAATAGCCCCGAAACTTGAGCAGGAGGAAATCAAGACGAACGCATCGTTCGCTCCTCCTGATCTTGATGATGGGGCTATGCCCATTTCTTCTGGTGTGTATTTCAGTTCATATATGGATTTCGATGGTGGAATCAAGTCAACAGCAGACATGATTCGCAAGTACAGGGAGATGGCTCTCTATCCAGAAGTAGAGATGGCTATCGATGACATCTGCAATGAAGCAGTTGTCTATGATGACACAAAGCGTCCTGTTGAGATAGTGGTTGATAGCAGGAAACTTTCTCCAAAGATAAAGACAAAGATTGAAGAGGAGTTTGATGAAATACTCAGACTCCTCAAGTTTCAGGACAAGGGATATGAAATATTCCGCAAGTGGTACATAGACGGAAGGCTCTATTATCACAAGATCATCGACAAGGAGAACCCAAAGAAGGGTCTTGTTGAACTGCGTCCAATCGAATCGACACACATCAGAAAAGTCCGAAATGTTCAGAAGAAGAAGGACAAGGCAACCAATGCCGATCTTGTCACCAAGGTCGATGAGTTCTTCGTCTATAGCGAGCGAGAGGAAACATCCACAACCACTGCCGCATTCACTCCTGCCACACCAACGAAGGGTGTGAAGATTGCCACAGATTCGATCTGCTACATTCACAGCGGCTTGTTTGACTCTGGCAAGAAGAGAGTCCTGTCGTATGTACACAAGGCATTGAAGCCACTCAACCAACTCAAGATGGTTGAGGATGCAGTTGTCATCTATCGCCTATCCCGCGCACCTGAGCGCAGGGTGTTCTATATCGATGTCGGAAATCTTCCAAAGAACAAGGCAGAGCAGTATCTCAAGGACATCATGAACCGCTACCGAAACAAGTTGGTTTATGATGCATCTACGGGAGAACTAAAGGACGAACGGCGGCACATGACCATGCTTGAGGACTTCTGGATGCCTCGCCGCGAAGGTGGCAAGGGAACGGAAGTCAGCACCCTGCCAGGTGGTCAGAATCTTGGACAGATGGACGATGTCCTGTACTTCCAGAAGAAGTTGTACAAGTCCCTCAATGTTCCGATGTCCCGTCTTGAGACGGATCAGAACGGCTTCAACATGGGTCGCCAAGCGGAGATCACGCGAGACGAACTCAAGTTCTTCCGTTTCATCGAAAGGCTCAGGAAGAAGTTCGGAGAACTTTTCCTTGATGCATTGAAGACTCAGTTGCTGCTCAAGGGCGTGATCACGAAGGAAGATTGGGATTACATTCACCCACTGATTCGCTTTGATTTCCGCAAGGACTCCTATTTCACGGAAGCCAAGGAAAACGAGATCATGACGAATCGCCTCAATCTTGTGAACTCTGCCGATCCATACCTTGGCAAGTACTTCTCCAAGTCATACATTCAAAAGCATATTTTGAGAATGACGGATGAGGATATGGCAGATATTGCTGCACAGGTGGAACAGGAGAAGCAACAGGATCCAGACAGTGCCATTCCAACACAGATTGCAACTCAGGCTACCACACAGCAGATGACTGGCGATATTCAGATGCAGCAGCAGTTGCAGCAGCAACAGGCTCAAATGCAGATGCAAGCACAGATGGGTGGCGGCGAACAAACACAGAGCAATAAGAAACAATAGATAATAGAATCCAGGAGAATAAAATGTCCGACTCAAGAGATCTAATCAGAGCAATCATGGACGAAGACTTCGTCTCTGCCAAGGAACTTACAAACAGCCTTCTTTTCTCCACCGTTGCAGACAACATCGATGATGTTCGTGCAGAGGTTGGGCAAAGCATCTATGGCGATATTGAAGAGGCAAAGGACTATGATCTAGATGGTAGATTTGAGAACCCAAAGAATGAAGTTCATGGTTCACGAATCAATGCTGCTGTCAAGGCTGGCCGATTGTCACCCGCTCAAGCGGCACGAACAAAGAGTAAGGGCAAATATGGGGAGATGTTACCAGCAAAAGATGTGAAGACTAAGGGCTAAGAATAGTGCCATAAGGAGTTTCCATGCTACTGATTACAGAACACAACGAGACAAACATTCAGACCATTGCTGAGGATGCTGGCAACGGAAAGAAGAACTACTACATTCGTGGTGTGTTCATGGAATCCGAGCAAGTGAACAAGAATGGTCGCGTCTATCCACAATCCATCATGGAGCGTGAGGTTGAGAAGTACAATAAAAACTACATCGAAAGCAGCCGTTCTCTTGGCGAACTAGGACATCCACAAGGTCCATCCCTCAATCTTGATCGTGTTTCACACATCATCAAGGAAATGAACATGGATGGAACAGTTGTTTACGGTAAGGCAAAAATCCTTGATACTCCATTCGGAAATATTGTGAAAAATCTGATCGATGAAGGAGTTCGTCTTGGAGTTTCATCCCGTGGCATGGGTTCGCTCAAGCAAGTGAACGGAATCAATGAAGTTCAGGATGATTTCAGCCTTGCCACGGTCGATATCGTCGCAGACCCATCTGCTCCAAATGCCTTTGTAAATGGCATCATGGAAGGTAAGGAATGGGTTTGGAACAACGGAATCCTACAGGAGAAGACCATTTCCTCCTATCAAAAAGTTATAAAGAAGGCTAGTTCAAGAGAACTAGAAGAAGCAAAGTTAGAAGTCTTCAAGGACTTCATATCAAAACTCTAAATATTATACATAGGGAAGACAAAGGAGATTTCTAATGCCTCAGCCAGAAGAGTTCTACGAAGAAGAAGAGATCCTTGAAGACATCGACAACGAGGTTGACGAGGAAGATACCATTGACGAAGAAGAGCCAGTTGAGGAGGAACTCCTTGACGAAGACGAAGAAGACTTCGATGATGAAGATTTCGAAGATGATGAAGACTTTGAGGACGATGAGTCCGAAGAGGAAGATGTCTCCGAAGAGTACGAGGTTGTTGCAACAAGCGACACCAATACTGACTTTGGTGGTGGGAAGATCAAGAAGTTCCCCGAGCCAGAGGACAAGTCTGCTCAGAACAAGGCAACCATCGCTTCGAAGGAAGGCTTCAAGGGCAAGGCAAAGATTCCCGACAAGACTGACTTCACCATGAAGGAACACCTTGTTGCCATGTTTGATGGCGAAGAACTCTCAGAGGACTTCAAGAACAAGGCAATCGCAATCTTTGAGGCAGCAATCAACGAGCGTTATGACGCAATCGTTGACAGCCTTGAGGAAGCCTACGAGCAGACCATTGCAGAGAACACCGAGAAGATTCTTGATGAACTCTCTGGTCGCGTCAATGATTACATCTCATACATTGCCGAGGAATGGGTCAAGGAAAACCGCCTTGTCCTTGAGAGTGAGATCAAGGTTGAAATCGCTGAGAACTTCCTCAACGGTATGAAGGT